AGGAACATTCTTTATTGTTACTGGTAGAACACAAAACTACACTATAGGATTTTAACATGGCTAATAGATTTCCTCTGATCGTTGACAGTTCAGGGACGGCTGCAATAAAAGAACTGGCATCAGGAGATAATCTTGACCTAACTGGCAATGGCATTGTCGGCGCTGGCACAGTTGCTCTGACAAATTTAACTGTTGGTGGTGCTCAAGGCTCTGATGGACAAGTACTGACTAGCACAGGCTCTGGTATTGCTTGGGAGGATGCATCTGGTGGCGGTGGCGGTGGCGCTTGGAATGTTATTTCGAGTCAAACTGTGAGCAGCAGCGTTGCATATGTAACTTTCACTGGTCTAACTGGTTACGCAAATTACAAGATAGTGTGGAATGCCGTCCATCACGCAACTCACCCCTACGACAGTTGGTTTCAACCATCAACTGATGGTGGATCGAACTGGTATGCAGCTTCGCACTGGAAAACACACACAACGCAAGCGGACACTACTTCAACAGCATTGTCCGTTAGTGCCAACATCCGTGCTAATTACGGCTCGTCAGCGCAGGGGCAGGCAGAGATATATGGTAATACGCACCAGTACAACACAGATCAGACACATAGCGGACAGTTAGAACTTTTCTCTTTCAACGGCAGCAATTACACGCATTACATTGCTGAGGACGTTCACGAAGTCTTTTCTACAAGAATGGCATTTGGAAAAACCCGTGGCGCTTTGTTGTCAAATACTGCGTTTAACGCAATACGCTTTGGGGCTGGTGCTAATTTTACCGGCGGCACTTTCACCCTCTACGGCTTATCAACCTCATAGGAGAAAAATATGAGCACAAATGTATTTAAATTGGTAGATGGTGAAACCATCGAATTAACCGAAGAAGAAAACAATCAGCGCATCGCGGACAGCGAGGCAACACAAGCTGAGTACGAGGCTGGCGCGTGGCTGCGGAATCGCCAAGAAGCATACGGCGGCTGGACTGACCAGCTCGATGAGATGTTCCACGACTTTGATGCGTGGAAGGCTCGCATTCAAGCAGTTAAAGACGCAAACCCTAAACCTGAGTAGTAAGAGGATAATCTATGGTTGTAACACGTACAGAGCTAACTCAAATAGTAGATCAAGTTAACAAGAAGTTTGAAGAACTAGAAGCTAAGATTAAAGAGTTAGAGGCAAAGAATGTTAAGAAACTACCGAACAAGAAGGCGGCGTAATGCCTAGTCCACGTAGAGGTAAAGCTAAAGTAAAAGTGACTTCCAGCGGCAGGAGAGTCTCTTACGGTCAGGCAGGGAAAGCTAAAGACGGTGGCCCTAGAGTAAAGCCGGGAACCAGTAAGGGCGACAGCTACTGCGCTAGGTCACTAGGTATTAAGAAACGTCTGCCTAAAAAGAAGCAGAATGACCCTAACACACCCAATAACTTATCACGTAAGCGTTGGAAGTGTTCTGGCGCTAAATCAAGGAGAAAGTAAAATGCCAATGGTAGGCGGAAAGAAATACAGCTATACCCCTAAAGGTAAAGCAGCGGCAGCTAAAGCTAAAAAACGCATGGCTAAAAAGAAGAAGTAACAATGATAGCAGAGATAAGTGCAATTGTCGCCGGTGTTAACGCTGCAACATCCGCTATTAAGCGTGTAGCTGAGACAACCAATGACATCTCAAGTATCTCTAGTTTTCTATCGACACTTGGCGGTGCAGAGGTTGAGTTAGCAAGAGCGCAGAACGAAGGCAAGCTGTCTGAAGGCGATGCTGTTAAAGCTGCGCTTGCTAAAAAACAAATACAAGACACTATGAAGGAGATACGTGACCTGTTTACCGTAAGTGGTAACGGTGACTTGTATAAGGAGGCAATGACTGCGATGGCTGAAGCTAGGAAGGCTAAACAATTAGAACTGACTAGAAGGGCAGCAGCCAAGAAGAAATTTTGGAAGGACGTTAGAGAATTAGGTTCTGTGATAGCAGTATTGGTATTTCTGATACCTATGACCCTAGCAATTTTAATTGGATATTTAGTAAAATAACACTTGACAAACACGAAAAAGTATGATATAATATATAGGTACTTATCGTACATTCAGTATTCTTTAACAAAGGTAAAATACTATGACTCAAGAGTTAGAAACATATTTCAACAACTACTTTGCTATGTTTAGATCAGAAGGCTGGAAACAGTTAATCTCTGACCTACAAAGTAATGTTGGACAGATCAACTCAGTAGAAATGACTACGGATAACGATAACCTGAACTTTCGTAAGGGTCAATTAGCTATCCTAGCAACTATATTAAATCTTGAAACACAGATTGAAAACTCTCACTCTGAAGCAGAAACAGAAGAACCTGTCGATGAGATTGTTTGATTTTAGATGTCCTTGTGGCAAACTGTTTGAAGATTTAGTTAAGTCTGATGTTACAACTTCTAGGTGCAGTTGTGGCTTGGACGCTAAACGTGTTATCTCCCCAGTGAGATCTAACCTTGAAGGCATTAGTGGAGACTTCCCTGATGCACATGACAGGTGGGTCAAGCGCCGGGAGCAGCACATGGCACATGAACGAAGGCAAACCTCCTAATAGAGAACCTTCATACTAAACATCTCCACAATACTAAGGTACGGAGTTAATAATGGCTAAGATTATTCAACCTGAGCGTCAACAGGATAACCAAGAAGACGAACAACAACTAGATATGTTTGCACAAGTAGAGGAACAACAGGAAACTCCTGAACCACAGGAACCTGAGATCCCCGACAAGTACAGAGGTAAGTCTGCTGAAGAACTTGTACAGATGCACCAAGAAGCTGAGAAGCTATTGGGCCGACAGAGTTCTGAAGTAGGTGAGCTACGTAAGGTTGTTGATACGTATATCCAGACACAACTCACAGAAGATACTAAAGAAGCACCCCAACAAGTCGAAGAAGTAGATTGGTTTACAGACCCTGATAAGGCTGTAGATAGGGCTATTCAGAACCATCCTAAGATTAAGGAAGCTGAAGAAGTCACAAAGCAGTATAAGGCAAGCACTGCGCTATCAGAGCTACAACGTAAGCACCCTGATATGCAACAGATCTTGCAAGATGCTAACTTTGCTGAATGGATTAAAGCATCCAATGTTAGGACTAGACTGTTTGTAGCAGCAGACCAGCAGTACGATAGTGAATCCGCTGATGAGCTATTTAGCTTGTGGAAAGAGCGACAAAGTATTGTACAGCAGACTGCCGCTGTAGAGGAGCAATCCCGTAAGCAAGCAGTTAAGGCAGCTTCTACTGGTAATGCCAGTGGTAGTACTGAATCAGCACCTAAGAAGATCTATAGACGCGCAGACATTATTAACCTTATGAGAAACGACCCTGATCGCTATGCTGCTCTACAACCAGAGATTATGAAGGCATATGCAGAGAAACGGGTCAGATAGTATATCTTAGGAGATATTTATTATGACTGATTCCACATATCCCGCAACTGGCGGGTTCGTTGACAACACTAGCGCAGCTACTTTCATTCCAGAAATTTGGAGTGACGAGATTGTTGCAGCCTACCAGAAGAACCTCGTATTGGCAAACCTTGTCAAGAAGATGTCTATGGCTGGCAAGAAGGGTGATACCATCCATGTGCCTAAGCCTGTCCGTGGTGACGCTCACGCTAAAGCTGAGAACACTGCTGTAACGGTTCAGAACGCTACGGAAGGCGAAGTGCAAATCTCTATTGACAAGCACTTTGAGTACTCACGTCTGATTGAAGACATTACGGACGTACAGGCTCTTAGCTCACTGCGTCAGTTCTACACGGAAGATGCTGGCTACGCTTTGGCGAAGCAAGTTGACACTGACCTGCACAGCTTGGCTACTGGCCTTGGTTCTGCTGGTACGTCTTCTACAACTTACCTGAACAATGGTGGCACGTTCTTTGTAGACGCTAGTAACGGCTTGTCTGTTTACACGGCTGACACGGTTGTTCCTGCTGACGTATTCACTGACGCTGGTTTCCGTGGTTTAATCCAGAAGCTGGACGATGCTGATGTTCCTATGGAAAACCGTTGCTTCATCATTCCTCCTTCAGTACGCAACACCATCATGGGTATTGATCGTTACGTTAGCTCTGACTTCGTAAACAACGGTCAAGTTACTAATGGTCAGATTGGTCAACTGTACGGCATTGACGTATTTGTTAGCACCAACTGCCCTGTTGTTGAAACTGCTGCTGCTAACTCTGCTTCAACTGTAGACTCTCTGGGTGCCTTGCTGCTCCAGAAGGATGCAATTGTAATGGCTGAACAACTGGGAGTTCGCTCACAGACTCAGTACAAGCAAGAGTTCTTGGCTAACCTGTTTACTTCAGATACTCTGTACGGTGTAAACGTACTTCGTCCTGAGTCAGGTGTAACTTTGGTTGTTCCTAAGTAATAACCATCTAACTGGGGGCTGCTACGGTGGCCCCTAGTTTTATTGAGGTAGCTAAGTATGAGCATAGTAGCTAGTTTGGTTGGCCCAGTAACAGGGTTACTTGATAAGTTTATTGAGGACAAAGACCAGAAGAATGCTTTGGCTCATGAGATTGCTACCATGTCTGAGCGTCATGCTCAAGAGTTAGCTAAAGGTCAGCTAGAAGTAAACAAAGTAGAGGCAGGACACTCTAGTTTATTTGTTTCTGGATGGCGGCCCTTCATTGGCTGGACATGTGGATTAGGCATGTTCGGTAACTTTATCACAATTCCGTTTTCTAACTTTGTATTGGCTCTAGCAGAAGTAGACATTGTTATACCTCTAGTACCACTAGAAACTATGATGCCTGTCCTTATGGGTATGTTAGGTTTAGGTGCAATGCGTTCATTTGAAAAGACTAGGAAATAAGTAGCTGATG